TGGATTCTCTGGCTCAAGGGCCAAGACAAGCACCTCGCGACCCGCGAGTTCTTTACCGACCAACACGCGGCCAATCTGATCCACTTTTTTATAAACTGGATCTTTGATAAGGTTACGCTTGCCGATTCCCTCAATTTCAATCTTAGACATTGTTATCTCCAAGACATCTTTACGTGTTTTCTGAATAAATACTTTTCCTTTTTAGTAATTCAAACCGAAGAGTTAAAATAGTCATAATGACTATTAAGTCATTGGTGAAATGTGATGTCTCTAAAGTTCGAAGTCGAAAGCCCAAAAACGCAAAGCATCGACGCTGTAAAAGCCCTTCTTAGCTGGAGAGGAATAGCAAGCGACCCATTGCCCCGAGAGGTCAGCCTAGATGGTCGATTGGTGCTGGTTCTGAGCAATAAGAGAGATGCGTATTATACGGCTACTGAGCGCGCATGCAGTTGCCCCGCCGCGACCTACAATCCTGGGAAGCCATGCAAACATAGCCGCGAGTACTTCCCTCAGCCTAAGAAGAGCAGAGGGGAGCTTGAGGCCGAAGGAGAAGCGATCCTTGAGGCCCACAACAACACCGCGAAGAGGCTAGCCAGGCCACCAGAGGATATCAGGGCAAGCCTGCCAGGGTGGAGAGGGCCGGATGGACAGAGGGCCAATGGGCCGGTGGAGGCGGTCTAAAATGGCCTCCTCAATAGCTCTAATGGCTCGCGATCATCTCAGCGCGATCCTTGCCTATCAGCTCGTTAGTACTGTGGTCTCTGGTTTCGTGTTGGTCATGATCTGGCAGGGAGGTATCTGAAATGCCTTCCAAGATGCTGCTTGAAGTGGATCGCAAACTGAGCCATGTCATCCCCCTCTCGGATGAAGAGGCGATATGGCTCAGGAAGCGACTAGACAAGCTCTATGAGCAAATGGCAGGGGTTCAAGCGGGTGAGATTATCTCTATCACTCCTCTTGATGATGAAGAAGACAATTGGACGATGGTTCGGTATTTGCCTCCTAAAGAAGAATCTAAGAAAGAGCCTGAGAAATAGGCTCTTCCCCTTTTTTTTATGCTCCATTTAGTTCTATGACACTCTGCAAAACTCCTCATAAGATGGAAAGCGCAAAAGTATAAATATCTCTAAGGATAATATCAATTTGCTGACTTAGAGGACGATTTAATCTATTTTGTGCAAAGGTTTATATGTGGGAACTATACATAATGATTAATGTCAGTCGGGCCGGTACTTGAGTGGATCGATTTCCGGCCCTTCACTCCTCTCCACAAAAGGAAGAGGAGAGTCTGACAAGATAAAAATCAAATTTATACGAGAGGACGTGAAATGACAATTACAAATTCGAATACAGGCAAACCCGAGCAGAGAAGATCAGTGCGGGTTGTTCATTCTGATTGTGGATGCGCAAAATTGGCGACTAAAGGGACTCATGCTCCTGTCCCCGGAAACAAAACGCCTATGAGCTATTCAGAGGCCCATGCACGTATCATGAAAGAGCTTGGTACAGAAGAGACAAAAGTTGTAATCCAGGCTCCAGTGCCTCAGAAGGTAGAGCATGAGACCCATATCACTAGCAGCAGAATGACTTTGGCTCAAGCCGAGGCTAGGCTTAGAAAAGAAATGGGCATCTCTATAGGCCGTGGTTTTCAAGCTCCTGCTCCTGTTGCTGCTCCTGTCACTCATGCCGCAAAACCGACAGCTAGACCACTTGGTTCAAGAGGGCTTCCCGAGAACCTTGAAAAGTATCGAGCTGATCACCCCATGACATTCGCCGAAGCTCAGAAGAAAATCAAACGGGATTTGGGCATCGACCTCTGTAAAAGATTTGGGCATCGATCTTTGAGGTGAGTGAATGACAGTATTCATCATAGGCGGGCTGGAGTTAGGGAAAGATGACGATATCAACCCGGGCCCGAAACATGCTGTATGGCGCAAAACAAACGTAGTCAATGTGAAGGAGATTCCTGGCAAAGGCCGGAAGTTCGTTACTGTCAGGACTTCTGATCAGACCCTTGAGGAGTGTACCCTCACTATCCGGTCTATAACCAACGAGAGGTATAGGCAGCTCCTGAATCTCTGCGATCACGGTGGACCCTATGAGGTGCTATCTAACCATGGGGCCATGTGGATGTATATCATAGACAGGTCTATCAGCCATTCAGACCAGGATAAAGAACCTCCCCTCACCGAGATTCTTGAGAGTGGCGAAGAGGTTGAACTCAATGTGGCTACCTGGACTATCCAGCTTCTTGAGGCGCATAACTGAAGGTGGTTCCATGAGTCCGAGTCCTGCAACTGTCATATATGTTATAATCTGTGGCAAACAAGAAGACGGCACGGTAACACCTCTTAAGTGCAATTCAGACGGTGAACTGATCATAAAACAGGAAGGGGTTTAAGTGATAGATCACAAAGTTCTTATAAATAACGAGGATGTAAGCGATGACGTCATCAGCATCAAAGCCCGGCAAAGCAACGATGTGGAATCAGACCCAGGCAAAATTGAGATCACCCTGGTTAACCGAAGGCAGAAGTACACAAACAAGTGGCCTCCTCAAAAAACTCCTATTGTGGCAACGTGTTTCAATTGGGTTTATAGAGATAACGACCAAAAACCCCCCTCCGACCCGGAGCCGGCTGAATATCTGGTAGCGACCGGGACGATGACTGACAACAGCTCCGGCCCTTCAGAGACGATAGTAATCGGCGAATGCGACCTCGGCCACCTGGCAGACGCATTGCCTGATGACATAGATCTCCACAACAAAAAGCCGAAAGAGATTCTGGAGTACGTCCTCGGCACTCACAATCCACCAATAGAGTTTGACTGGGATCCGGCTCTGGATGATCGGAATGTGTTCAAGGAACGAGAGACCTATGGTTCAGACTGGACATTCCAGGACTTTTTGGAAGACCTGTGCCATGTCCAGATAGGAGCGATATACTACTTCTCTGAGGCCAACCGGCTACAGATCAAAGACCCCTACACCAGCGTTGGAGTCTACGACCTCGATCCTTACGTCCTGTTCCCTGACCAGACCACCAGCATCATGGGTTTCCGTAATTCCGTGGTGGTCATAGGAGACCAAACCAAGGTCAAAGACCTCTGGGGAATATCGGTCCACGGCGCAGAGCCCGTTATATCTCAGTATCCCCATGGTCACGACCTGGACAGCATAGCCAAAGTTGGCTGGCTGATAGCCCCAGCCTATCGAGATGTGAATATCAAGAATGTTGATGAAGCAAACGAGAAGGCTGATCAGCTTCTCTCGTTCTACAAGAAATATGAGAACGCTCTCACTGTTGTCGAAGTGGTAGGTATAGTTCCTCCTCTCCAGTCGATAGTTGAGTACTCCCCATTCGTCCCTATTTTACAGGATGATATCGATAGGACGAAGGCTGACTTGACCCGAACTCTTGAAGCTATGCAGGCAGAAGAAAACCGGCTGGCTGTTGAGCAAGACCGGCGATCTAGGAAGCTAGCTCTATCCTCGAAGGTCCGGGGGATCGTTGTGGAGAAAGATGTGACATACGATATTAATGGCCTCATGTGCAAGCTCACCATATCCCCTGGTCTGGTTGATGGAGTGCCAATCACTGACGATGATGTCTATGGCTATGGAACTGCCCTAAATTGGACTGAAGAGAGCGAGGAAGAACCAAAAGCAGTATCCTAGGCTGCAAATGGTGATACCTCTTCTTTCTTTATTTCCATTTGTTTTAAAATCATATCAAGCAACGACATTTTCGCGAATGAAAGTCTATCCGCCGGCGATACAGTCCACAGTTTTCATGCTTTATATAGGCGTACAACCTATAGGTCAAGATAGTTAATATACTTTTCTATCTGATAACAACCTATAGGTTTAAAGTTATTTTCTGCAAAAACCTATAGGTTTTTTATTCCAAAAAATGGAGAAAGCTTAAATATTCGTTATTTGAGATCCTTATAACATGAAGCTGTATGATGTCGCGATATCAAAAGCTGCTGAAGATTACCTTGCGGCTCATTTGACAAAAAAACAAGGCGCTGGTATTCGGAAAATAGCAAACACCATGAACGGATCGAGAGCAGCAGCGGCTAGGACAGTCATCGAAGTTGGATTGCGGCAACTGCTGCCAGATTATGACACATCAGAGGCTGTATGAGAAAGAGAAAAACGACTGCCTGGGGGGGCAGTCCGTCGAGTCAGGGTGGTTTCCACGAGGAGCCCAAGGAGTCCAAGGAGTCCAGGAGCCCAACATGACTAAAGACGTTATTGGTAAAGATAAACCTTTGCGCCAAATCGAACGGGGGCGGCGCTAATGGCTGCAGAATGGGAAGTCCCTGATTTCGATCGAGCGATGGAGGAAGCGGCTCATCGGGATGTGTCAATACTGTCAATCCCGGAGATCATCATCAACGACAGACACCTGCACGAACTCACCTCCCTGGCATTACCCGCGATGGCTCGATACAATAATCCACCTACGATTTTTGTACGCTCCGGGCAACTCGTGAGGATTCGACAGGACGAACGTGAGAGGGTTATTATCGAGACGCTGTCGGAGAGCGCCTTGAGAGGATACCTTTCAAGATGTGCGCGCTTTATGGCATATGTGCCGGGCGAGAGAGAGCCCAAGCCTACTGATCCATCTGTTAAGGTTGTAAAAGACGTTCTCGCTCTTTCCGCATGGCCGGAGTTTCAACCTATCACCGGGATTGTGACCTCCCCAGTGATGAGAGCGGACGGCAGCATACATAATTGGCCGGGATATGATCCAGAGACCAGGACTTATTATGTGGGCGGCTTGCGACTGGACATTCCAGAGAAAACTACAAAAGAAGATGCGGCGGAATGTGCACAGTACATCTTGAATGAGGTCCTATGCGACTTCCCCTTTGCGGAAGAGGCTAGCCGGGCAAATGTGCTGGCGGCGTTGCTGACTGTGGTCACAAAGCATCTGGTGGGCGGGAATATACCTCTCGGGCTCATAGACAAGCCACAGGCCGGCACAGGTGCAAGCCTAATTGCTGAGATCATAGCCGAAATAACAACGGGCAACGCGGCATGCATGGAGACTTGCCCTGACAGTGACGAGGAATGGCGGAAATCCATAACCGCAATCCTTATGCGTGGCCCTCAGATGGTGGTTCTCGATAACCTATCTGACACTCTGAAAGCTCCTAAGCTGTCTCAGATGCTCACTGCTCGGACCTGGAGCGACCGCTTGCTAGGGCAAAATAAGATCATAGACCTTCCACAGACGGCGGCCTGGTTTGTGACCGGCAACAATATTCAACTTGCTGGGGATGTGGCCCGGCGGTCCTACTGGATCCGGCTGAACGCTGGAACGGCGCGGCCATGGCTCAGGGAAGGGTTCCGGCATCCTGATCTAAAAGCATGGGTCCGCGAGAACCGGGCGAATCTGCTCGCTTGCCTCTTCGTGGTGGTCCGGGCCTGGGTTATCGCCGGGCGGCCTGAGTGGACCGGGAAGAAGCTTGGAAGCTTCGAAGAGTGGAGTTCTACCATAGGCGGGATACTCCAGTTCGCGGGTATTGAGGGCTTCCTCGATAACGGGGCCGGTCTCTATGATAGTGCGGATCAGGATGTTGCCCAATGGGACATTTTCTTAGGCATCTGGCAGGCTCTTGAAAGGAACGATGCCATAACAGCGGCTCAGTTGAAGAAGAGACTCACCGACTCCGGGCCTGGATCAAATCCCGAGAACTTCCCCTTTCAGGCGGAAATGCCGGCTGAGATCATAGCGGTGATCGAGAAGAAAGGGGCTGTTGCCCTGGGACTCGCTCTGAAAAAGAGGGTTGACCAGATGTTCCCCTCGGGCAGGATGCTAATCAAAGAGTTAGATTCCCATAAAAAGCAGATTAAATGGCTAGTCAAGACAGTCACAGCTTACAATGATAAGGATAAATCCCCAAAAGATCGGCTAGAAGTAAAGAAACCATCAGTTTGCGGGAGGTTGAAAAAACCAGAATCGATAGCAGAAGGTCAGTTTGCGGGAGGTGCGGGAGGTTGTTCCTATACTAAGGAGATTTCTGAGACTGAAAATCTATTAAAGATAGAAACACCCCCCGCACCTCCCGCAGATGGGGCTCTTGATAGCGAAAATGTAAAATCCAACCTCCCGCAAAATGACCGCTTGATAGTGGTTCGCTTCCTGCAGGATGTCCCTGAATTCGTGGGAATCGATGGATTGCCGTATGGACCCTTCCATCTGGATGACGTTGCGACTATCCCGGAGATCCAGGCTAAGGGGCTCTTTGCGAAGGATGCTATTGTAGCGGTGCACATTGAGGGAGCTGATGGGCAATGATCACTTCAGCAGAATACCGACAGCTCTCTCTTTTCGACTTTGAAAGTGGCCTGCAAAAGAGATGCACCGCAATCAATAGCAGCAACGGTAAACGATGCTCCAGAATGGCGAAACCTGGATCTGATGTTTGCCCGCATCATTTGCCTGGTGCCCATCGAGGCGGCGGATACCTGTTTATAGGCAAGAAATTTGATAATGTCCAAGCGTATTTAGATTCTATATCCATACAAAGAAAAGAACGGTTCTATGATAAAAGAGAGATGCTTAGAATTGCTAATGCATGTGGTCTCTCTACAGAAGATGCTAGAAATCAGCTTGAGAAATGTGGATATGTAAAGACCACTAACAAGCGAGGCATATCCTATTGGGTGTTGGAAAATGATCTGTAATTTGTGTGAAAGTAAGCAACTCGATTTATACGGCTATATGGGCTTGAATCTGGTCTATCAATGCCGAAATTGTGGCAACAAGTTTGTTGAGACTGTCGAAAATACAAAGAAGAGAAAGGTGATGAGCAAATGCCAAAGAACGGAATAATTAAAGAAGTAGAGCCAACAGAAGCAGCAACAGCAAAGCCCATAACAGTAAAAACGACATTAAGCGGCCCAAAGTCCGTAATGATTGGCGGTGGGGTAGCTCCATGCTCTCTGAAAATCCCCTCTAATATCTTGCAGGAGTCAGGCTTGAAACCAAATGATCAAATCGAATTATCAACAGCGGGTAATGGAGTGATCATAATAACGAAAACAGGCGATCCATTGCCAGGCCTGCCTTTCAAAACTCCTGAAAATGTTATCTTAAAGGAACTAATGCGTTTAACTCATGATTATGAAAAGCGACAACAGGAAGCCCGAAATGGCCTAATCATGGCTGATGTGGGCGAGACAGAAGAGACAGAACCTCTCCTCTCTGGTGAGGCCCTGGGGGATGAGCAAAGTGAGTGAGGAGCAGCCGGGAGAGAGGACCAGACAGAGATCAAGAAGATGGGGCCGTGAGATTGATGCTCTAATCGATGATAATCGTGAGCTGGCGATCATGACCCCTGCAGAGATCCGGCGATATAGCGGGATGAGGTGAGCGGATGCGCAAGGGCAAAAGCAGAACGCACATAGCAAGGACCGATATCATGCAGCTCAATGATGAATCTCATCGCAGACAGCAGAAGAGGAAGGCCCGAGGATATGACCAGCGGCAATACGACAAGCCAATGGGCGAGGAGAGATGAATGGCCCGGCCATGCTCTATATGCAATCATACGGAACGACTAGAAATCGATAGACTGCTCCTCAGTGGTGAGCCTTATCGGAACATTGCGAAACGGTTCAACGTTTCAATCGGCGGAATATCGAGACATAAAGAGAACCATATCGGAACGGATTTAAGAGATGTTCATGAGGCCATGATCCAGGCCCGAGAAGAGGCTTTGTCTGAGATCAAGGAAGGGACCAAAGCCAATGAGCTGGAGACTTTGGAGACCATAAAAGATGGGCTGAAAGACGAAATCAAAGGAGACATAGCTAACCGGCTGGAACTATGCAGAGATCACTTTGAGCAGCTCAAGATTCTCCGAGAGAGAGCAGCTATGGCCCTGGAGAGAGCTGAAAGCTCAGACGACTCCAAAGCAACTGCCTCTTTCATCCGTGAGCTTAGAGAGCTGATCAGGCTGTGGGGTGAGCTGGAAGGCAAATTACAGTCATCTCCTCAAATCACGATAGTAAACGATCCTGAGTGGATCGAGATTAGAACTTTGATCATTACTGCTCTTGATGACTATCCAGAAGCGAAAGAGGCTGTAGTCCATGCCATTCGTGGGCGATGATCTGGTTTATTCACTGGATCCAGTGACATGGGCGAGAGAGGTCTTGAGTTTCAATCCTGACCCCTGGCAGGCTGATCTTTTGAGGAGCAGATCAAGAAAGATCATCCTCAATTGCAGTCGTCAGAGCGGGAAGTCCACCACCTGCGCAGCCCTAGGGCTCCATGAGTCGATATATCGATCTCCTTCCTTTGGCCTGGTGATTGCACCATCGCAGGACCAGAGCAGCGAACTCATGCTCAAATTTGATGAGTTCCGGGGAGCTGTGGAACTTCCTTCAGACTACTTGAGCGCCAACACAAAGTTAGCAATCAAATTCAGCAACGGCAACAGGTTTGTAGCTAGACCAGGGAGCGAGAAGACAGCAAGATCCTTCTCTGCGGTGACTCTCCTTCTGGAAGATGAAGCGGCGCGGGTTCTGGATGATCTCTATAACGCTGTCAGGCCAATGTTGGCGGTCTCAAATGGGCGGCATGTCGTAATGAGCACTCCCTTTGGAAAGAGAGGCCATTTCTACAAGATATGGAGCGAGGAGCGAGACCTATGGGAATCTTATGAGATACCTGCAGAACAATGCCCGAGGATCAGCCCTGAGTTCCTGGCAGAAGAGAAGAGAACAAACCCATGGTTCGAACAAGAATATCATTGCCGATTTATGGAGACTGAAGATCAGTATTTCAGCAATGCCACAATCCAAATGATGTTCGACACTGATGCACAACCTTTATGGAGTGACAGTACATGACCGGATTTGACGCATTTATAAAAGGTGATAATATACCAACAAACCCATCTACAGATTATTATATTGGGTGGGATGTAGGACAGGCTCAAGATTTTAGTGCACTTTGTGTACTGCAGCGAAATGGCTTAGGCTATCAAGTTCGACACCTGGAGAGGCGACCGCTTGATGAAGCCTATCCTAAGCAGGTTGAACATTTGTTCCAAATGTGGCATAGGAAACCATTACAGCAAGCAAATAAGCTTCTAGCTATCGATTATACAGGAGTTGGACGACCTGTATATGATCTTGTCTGCGATAGAGGCCTTGCACCAGTCATAGGAATCTCGATAACGGGCGGTGATTCTGTGACCTGGCTGGATGACAGGAAGAGAGCCCGAGTTCCAAAGAGAGATCTTGTCTCACTCCTGCAAGTCTATGCTCAAAATAGCCGGCTGAAGGTAGCTCAAAACTTGAAATATGGCCCTGTCCTGGCTGATGAGCTGCAGAGCTTCAAAGTAAAAATCGATCCCCGAACGGCTCATGATAGCTATGGAAGCTGGCGAGAAGGAGAACATGATGATCTGATCCTCTCGTTAGCGGTTGCTCTGTGGGCTGCAGAGAATCATAACGCTCAGACTCATGCAGTATTCAGGTATATGAGCAGAGGGCACCGTCACTGAGCTAAATTACATGACCGGTTTTATTCCTTTATTAACTGCAAGCAAAACATTCATGGATTCGAATTAGGAAATAATAGCGCAATGGCGAATATGCATGAGATAATAAACGATATATGCTATATCATTTCGGTCATAGCCTTGCTAGGAATTTTACTATTTATCATTTTGGAAGACTTCAATTACTTCTCAGGAGACACTCCTGCTTGGAAACTACAAATTTTCGGTTCAACTATCGGGGCGATAATTACAGCAGTAGCTACGATTGGCGCAATATTCATAAAAGATTGGTGGGAAAATAAGATTAAAATAAAAGTCGATTTATACGAATGTGGTGAAGAAAATGCTGATGGGGATATTGATGCCTATACGGCCATTTCAGCCCGTAATTATTCCAAAATGAGTGATGTTGCCCTCGGCCCTCCTTTGCTGGAATATTATCGTGATGGGGAACTGGATAAAACTTTTGGCCTTACAGAGGTAAAACGCGAAAATTTGGATTACTATACAGGTTTAACCTATTATAAAGATGCGCGGGGCCATATCATTGAATTTCCATATAATTTAAAACCAGGAATGGGCTTGTTTATATTAATGGATGATCCTAACAGGATTCGACAACGTTTAATATATCAGGATATAGAGACCGGTGAATACGATTTTCCTGAGACGGAAGGGTACCTCATCGCTCGCTTTAGTGATCAATTAAAGAACTCATTTGTAAGTCCGCCATATTATATATTTTAGCTGATAGTGTATTTTTTAATATTTGATTGCATGCGAGGCAGCAGAATATCGTACATACCAAATTTATTCATAGACCTTGTAATATAGCTCTTTGCTGTGGTTATATGCCACTAAAATTCGTGCTCTCAGGGAATACGTGTAACCCGCAAATTCAATCTTCTCTTTTCAGGCAGAAATGAGGCTGAATTTTCCTACTCAAAAGCGATGCTAGATTTTTATAAATACGCTTCCAGCTCGATAAGTATAGGTGTGCGCTCCGAGATATGGCCTTATCGTGATCGGCAACAGTGGCCGGGATGGACCGATATCAGGCAGTCGATCAATCCAGCTTGATCAGAATTCCATAGTCTATGGAATAGGCAGTTTGCCAGAAGAGCTTTTGAGTCAATTTCAATGTGGTCTCATTCCAGCATGATAATGGCAATAATGGCGGTATGAATAACTTGCAGCCTGCTTTCAGCTCTGCTAGAAAGTTCTATGACATTCTAGAGATGGATCTAGGGATTGGTAGCTAGTAGTTAGTTATATCACATTTATCGAAATGTTTAAGTAGAATGTGATACAACTACGGGACATGAAAAACAAAATCGGTGAAATAGAACTGAAACGGTCTGCCTATCATGAGGCAGGCCACGCGTTCGCGGTGCTGGGATCCTCGTGTTTTTGTCTTAAAAGAATAACGCTACGACCTAAAAATAAGAGTGCTGCGGGGATGAACTGGTATTACCCTAGAAAACGCATTCCTGGCGTGCCACAGGAGCTTTTTGATAACCGACAATTCAATGATTATATGATCATCATTAGGATGGGTGAATTCGTTGAAGACATTTTCCTTGGAGAAAATGAATCTCCCGTTATTGAAATTAATGATGATAGTATTACTACCTATGGTGGTGTATTACGACTCGATTTAATTGATGGGGAACCTGTTTTCAGCGGCGATCTTTGGGAGTTGTATGAATGTGTTCGATCAAAACCACGAGATGAGTTGCCGGGGATCTTTGAAAGACTAAATAATGCGTGTTCTAAAAGATTATCAACTCCGGGAACGAAAAAATGCATAGAATCAATAGCAGGAACCTTGATCGATAAAAAAACTATGTCAGCCAAAGAAGCTCGGGAAATTTACAACTCCACGGTTCTATGTGGTGAGTGAGCATGCACAGGACCGATACAGGAGAGAAGAGGAAGGCCTTGAAGAGGGAGGCCTCGGAGCTGGAGAGGGAGGTCAAGGTCTTGGAGAAGGTCAAGCTCATGGGGCCCGCCGCGAAAGTCAGGCAGGAAGAAGCGGATAGGCTCAAGGCAGAGGCTGAGGACCTGAAGGGAGCTGCACGGCTGGAAGACCTTCATCTGTGGCAAATGGAGAAATCCAAGAAATCTAAGACAGGTATCCAAACCTATCACTACTGGATAGCTTCATGGAGAGAGGGGAAGAAGGTAAGGCATGTTTACCTAGGGAGCTGCAGGAAGATGGACCACGAGACCGCCTTGCAGAAGGCCCGGAAGCTGAAGGCTGAGGCATTGGCAATTAAGCCTTTAGCTCTAGAGATTAATCAGCTCCACTACTGAACGTGTGAGTAAACAAGTGAATGATTGAGCAATGATTGAGTAAACAAGTGAATGATCGAGCGATGATTGAGTAAATGAGTGAGTTGGTGAGTGAGTTAGTGAGTTTTATATACTATAATACAACTATAGTACCATAGTAGTGTTGTAAGACCCTTCCGAAAAGGATGATGCTACCAATTGGTGGACGTGACGAAGTAAGAAGGGGTTCACTACAACTAACTCTTATCATCAACCTCAAAATCTAAGCTTACGGCTACTCTATTATGGATCATCTGATAATATAGATCCTCATCATCCCTATATTTTCTGTTTATAGCACCCGCGATGAAATCCACAGCTTGAATGTAAGGGCATGTTTTGGAATCTACATGAAAAACCTTGATCTCACTGAGAGGGGCAGGCACCAACATTCCTGATCTATCAGCCATGTGTGCGTCAAAATTCGTCCTATGTGTCCCGTAGAGGGACTTATCCACGATGACTTTCATTTGGCCTGATACACCATAATTATTAATAATCTTATATATTAACTTTCTACATACCTCATTATAGATAAGCTGAGGCTCCACCTCGTGCCGGATGTCTAAGTTACATAAAACAGCATAGCCGATCTCGTTATTTGTACGCCCTATACACTCAAGAATGCGTCTTTTAATAGGGCCATCGGAGTCATTGAATTTCAGTTCCGAAGTCTTTCTGTATTTCTTTTTGATCTTCTTTTCTCGAATATTCTTTATGCACCTCTTGATGGGAAGCTCTTCTTTAAGGATTAATGCGGCTAGCACAAAATATGGAGTTGATTCTGAGGCTTTAGGTATCAGGCCATTAACTATGCTCCCTGATTCATCAAGATAAACCTGCATTCTTTCTTAATTGAGGTAGGTTGAGTATTTATAATGTGACTAATGACCTTCGCTGAATTAAACCTTAAGGCTTAATCCTTAATGGATATCCTCTTAAGTCTTAAGGCTTAATTCTTAATGCATGGAAGTAGTAGCAATAGCAAACCAGAAGGGAGGCTGTGGGAAAACTACCACCGCCGTCAATCTATCGGCCTGCCTTGCTGCCAAAGGGAGGAAGGTCTTGCTAATAGACCTGGATCCTCAGGGATCGGCCACAACTCACCTGGCAATCAGTGATTTCGATAACACCATGTACGAGGCCATGATGGGCGATCTGAGCCTATCCGAGATCACCAAGCCCACTGAGATCGAGGGGCTGGATATAATTCCTGCAGACAAGCGGCTAGGAAGGGCCGAGATGGAGATTGCAGGTAAATCCATTGCCAGGGAGCGGATATTAAAACCAAAGGTCCGAAGCCAGGACGCATACGATTTTATTATCATCGATACACCGCCCAATCTTGGATTTCTGACCATAAACGCGATGGTTGCCAGCGATACGGTACTTGTGCCTATCCAGACTGAGTTCTTTGCGATCCAAGGCTTATCTATGATCCTGGATTTGGCAAAGGCGATCTCAGAGGGATTAAGCCAGGACCTGAAGCTAAAATACCTGCTGACCATGTACGACGCCAGGACAAAGATGGGCAAAGAGGTAATCACGCGAGTCCGAGAACTCTTAGGAGATGATGTCTTTAAGGTCGTCATTCCCAGGAGTATCAAGTTGGCTGAGGCTCCGAGCTATGGGAAGCCCATCCACTTGATAGATCCTGAGTCGCTGGCATCCAAAGCATATTCACAACTTGCTGATGAGGTGATCCAATGCCAGGAGAATTAATGGACCGTATTTTTGGGGATATTAAGGCTAAAAAGTCAGAAGCCTTAAGTGATAAAACCTTAAGCAACCAAACATTAAGTGATAATACATTAAGTGATGAAGCCTTAAGGAATGAAACATTAAGCGATGATGCCTTAAGCCTTAAGGCATTAGACCTTAAGCTCCTTGATGAGGCCATCGAGACTGCAAATAGCAAACGGCGAATGATAGGCGTATGGAGCCCAACAATCGCGGCGGCCATGTGGTACTTGAAAGGGACCATCCCCCGGTTCTCTATCAGCGAAGTAGCAAGTCATTGGATTGAAGAGGGACTTGAAAGAGATTACCCTGAGCTAGTGCAAAAGATAAGGGAAGGGCTGAAAAGATGATTTGCGCGGCTCTTGGAGAATATCGCACCTATGCCACTGATAAAATATAAAAATTTAGACAAAGGATTAACAGTATTTATGGAAGCGATAACTAATGGCTGACATTGATCAAAATACAGCGCTCTTAATAGCATTAATATCAACTGTGTCTACAGTGGTAGGCGGTATTATCAGTTCTGGAACAAACTACTTAATCGAATGGCGAAAGAGCAGAAACGAAGAAATAAAACTAGATCGAGAAAAAAAAATTAAAGAGCTTGAGCGGCGCCATGAGATATATATTAAGTTTTTAAGTACTCAAGAGGAAGATATTGAAGGCCATGATGATGATGGCGAAGTTTATTTTAATTCAGATATATTAGATGAACTTTCCGCTTCTATTATAACATATGGCAGTCCAAAAGTATCTTCTTTAGTGGCTCGATCCTTCCCATTGCAAAACTGGGAAACCGTAAAAGCTGTAAAGAGGCTGATTACGTCTGAATTGGTTCTGGAAAAGGGCGGAAGATTATCGCTCACTGCAGGAACAGAATATAAAGAACTTGATGCCTATATGGGAAAGAAGATATAAAAAGGACTAGCAATAGCAAGAGCTGGTGGCAGTTCTGGAAGAAGGGAAAAAAATGCGGTTTAACTTTATACACGGACCTCCTCGGAAAGGAAAACAACGCCGCTGGTATGATAACCCATTTTGGGGACCGTTATCAATTGCTATGATTGGTGCTTTTATTGTCGCTTTTGCACAAATTACTACGACAATATTACCGATATATTTCGGCCCTAGTGACGCATGTGATTTTAGTATCGCTTTGGAGCCATTTTCAGATACAATTACAATAGATAACAATACAAGTCGTATTGAGAAAAATATTACTGTTAAGGATCTCCATTCAATAATAAAGCCCTATCATCATCCCGTTTATGTAAAAATAATTGGCCCAATACCTAAAGGTGTAACCGTTAATCTTGATGGCAAAGGTGGGCTTTTACCATTAAATATTAAAATGACTATAGAGATAAATGAAAAAGAATATGATCCAGGTGATCACGAAATAAAAATTCAAGGCATTGGTGAAGATGGTATAAACCGTAATTGTATATATTTTCTGAATTTAAAGGAAGGTCACCGGGAATATAACTTTGGGGACTTTGGTAACCCCAGTGATAACCAGGAATATAACTTTGGGAACGTTGGTAACTCCATTGATAGAATATAACTCTATAAGGGAGACTCCATCGCCTCTTTAAGGCAGAACTCTTGAGGCCATAGGCCATCGTCAGAGCCCTTAGAGCCCATATCCTCAGCTTCGAAGCGGCACCTGATCATCTCATCGACCTCAGAGAGCCTGACCCTGAAGACCTCAGCCAGGATCTCTTTGGCCGCTTCCAGCTCCATAGCTTTCATATCCTGATGCGCTGCCTTATTCTGTGGCCTGATTAGCTGCTCAAAGACTCCTGCCATGATGAGCAAATAGGCGGGATGAGAATAAGTACTTTGGCCCGAAATCAATATCAAGCGACCATTTTTTCATGTGAGGAATAAGCGATTAAGATACAAAGGGTGGATGAAGACCTGAAATAGAATAAATTCTTCTTTGCCTTCTTTAGTAGATTGAACCAAAAGATTTTTCGCTAGATCTACCAATCATTTTAAGATAGAGGAGACGTTTTCTAAGCTATTTAAAGCCTTTAACAGCCATGCTATGAAGTCCCACGATTCCTTATTCCGTTTTTGCTTCCTTCTTAGTTAGGAGATATGCCAACATTTGTTTTATTATTTCGATTCTTTGTGCTTCATCATTAATTCCAGCACCTTCCACGCATCTAAATGATAATAAAACATTTTGAACATCTAACAAACTATCATGATACGCCTTCAATTGCAATACGGTGCGGTTATATAAGTAGAAAAAGACACCAGAAATAAATTCTATGATTATACCGGCATATGCAGATAGTTTAGCTGCATCAATTTTAGTAGGGTCAGATACTCCACCATAAACACCCCAAAGAATCAGTAAAAAGCCGGTTATTCCAGCTGCAACTGAGGCCATGAAACTTTTATTAGTATGGCTCTTGACTAAATCATAATAAGCCCTTAGATTGCTTATATTCATACTTACAAGTTCCACAAAATACGTTTCTTCAGTTGATTTACCTTTAGCTCCTACAGTAGAAGCTTTAATTTCGCCTTCAAGTTCTTTTATTTCGTCTTCAATTTGCCTTTGGCGAGTGTATCCCATCATTATCATTATAGCTGTAGCTAATACAAAGGCAACGAAAGCATTAAATCCCACAGATGGAACTCGCTCAAAAACCTCTGGTCTTGAAAGATAAAAATATCCGGGAATCATTAGCGAACCAAATATAAAAGTCAGGATAAGGGCATTCGTTCTTTTTAAATGACGAAGATCTTTAATTTTCGCTTTTTTATAATTTATATCAGATAATTCTTCTATAGATGAAGCCTTACCATCAATTGGATAGTCTTTATCATCAATTGGTTGAGTAGCCATTCATCATGCCCTGTCTTATGGCATACTTAAGTTGATCATATAAGTGCTTTATCCATGACTGATGGTTGAAGATGTAATTTTTCAGCATTGAGGTGAAGCCCAAAAACCTTCAGGCCGATTGAGGATATAATAGTATATGCTTATGTAGTTTTTAGATGTTATAGCAAAAATAGTTGACAGTCAACTATTACTATTCAGACTAAAATCTTGTACTCTCTAATCAACATCATAGAGTGAATAATATAATTAAAAATCTTACATTTCTCTTCTCTTCTCATAACTACCTTTACTCAATTCTCATCAACTTTCTATCCAGTCGATGAGATTACAGCTTGATCCAGAGAGGGTTTAGTCTATCGTCTCATCAGGCATACCGATAATGGGAATAGTTGACCGTCAACTATCTCACTCCAGGCCGAAGGCAAAGGTATCTGATCCTCTTATCCAGAGAGGATTTACGCAAATAGAACTTGTCGCGGTCGATCCTCTTAAGCAATCGTGATAGGACAGCCTTGTCTATCCCTAATCTGCCTCGGAGTTCTGAGAGACTGATCTCATGGTTAGGTGCATCAGTGCATAGCTTCTCTATCTTCTCCACTCTCTCTTTTTCCGTATCTGTTGGCTCTTCTTTGGCGTTCTCTAGCTTTGACAGACGACGGCGATCATAGGCGATATCCAGGCAGATCCTGGTAGTATCTTGCTCTTGCAGGCTTTCCAGGGAAGCCAATTTTGCATACAAGGAGTCTATCTCCTGGCGGTCCTGGTCTCTCTCTTCCCGGAGGGCGGCGACCTCATCCTTCAATGGCTGGATGGCTCCTTTGATGAGGTCCTGGAGCTGAGCATAGGTCAAAACGATAAGCTGCTCTGATGGCGATTCAAAACCGGCTTTAGGCGAAGGCCCAAAGGTATTTAAGCTAGCTGTGGCTACATTGTTCATACGCATATCGCTCCATTGTGCGATTTTCTAGCCAGGTGTTGCTAGCGCCTGGCTGGACCAAGTTTTTTTATTACTATTATTGACTGAGATTCTATTTTTGACTTAAATAACTAATCATTANTAGGCAAAGCTAAATCTCATTGGNGAAAGTGTAAATTAGCATCACATTTCACCAAAATGGATGCTATGGGATGGCTTCGGCTNTCCCATTNACACTTTAACGAACTTTGCNTTATCATCTGGATTCTCTGGCTCAAGGGCCAAGACAAGCACCTCGCGACCCGCGAGTTCTTTACCGACCAACACGCGGCCAATCTGATCCACTTT